TGTCGGGAGGATTGGCAGGATATCCTTTTGTTGGAAGTGTTGGTTTAGGAGCATGGGCGAGCCACGTTACAAACACAGGAACATTGTTTATTTCAAGTATGCCACACATAGGAATTACCGAAGATGGAGATGTTGGTTACATGTATCGTAGAGGTCAAGGAACTTATCTTTCAAATACTTGTGGTGCCGTTGCAGGTGCTATTGGTTGGGTTACTAGTTTTAATGACGCACCAGTATATACAGGATTTACTGATGGAGGTAACTATGAATTTTTTGTATTAACAGATATTTTATGGCCATACAAATCTACCTTAACAGGTATGACTTATGGAGAACAAATGAAATTTGCTACAGACGCAATTAGAGACGCAGCAGAACAATTTATTATTGCAAATTTACCAGCATCAGTTACAGCACAAACATCTAATGATGTTTATTTTTGTAATGGTATTTTTATTAATACCGATGACGGTAGCGAAGCATATGTTGATATTAATAGATTTAAAAGATATAATACAAGTGCAAATACATGGACAGATTTAACTTCAATATACTTAAGCGGATTAACCGCAGCAACCCCTATTCAAACATGTATCCCAACACCACAATATTGGGACGAAGGTGTTGGTTATGATTATAATGATTTTAATATAACAAAAAATAGTCCTTACGGAGGGTCTACACCATTAACTTACGTTGATAGTAGAGCATTCTCAACAAGACCATCCAATTGGTATCAAACAACAACAATATCTAATTGGTCCAATCCAGGAATTTATAATAATAAAAATGAAGGAACAGTTAATTACGATGATTTATCTATTATAGCAAGACAACATTTTGAATTTGGTGATGAGGATATTGAAATGGATATGACATCTGAAATTCAAGGAGTATTGGATGGTTCTATTACAGGTGTAACAGGTTGGGGTGTTGCTTATTTACCTCAAATTGAAAATATCTCAGGTCTTACTGACAGTTATAGTGTTGCCTTCTTTTCAAGACATACTCAAACATTTTATCAGCCATATCTTTTAACAAATTATGATGATTTAATTCAAGATGACAGAAACTTATTTTTAAAAAATCAAGAAAATAAATTATTTCTTTATATCTACCAAAATGGTGATTTAGTTAATTTAGATGAATTACCTTTTGTTAGGATTGAAGATAGAAATGGTGCAGCGATTTCAGGAATGGCTTCATTAACTACTTGTTTAAGAACTAAAGGAGTTTATGAAGTTATTGTTCCAAATGGTTTTTCTGGAAGTCCAACTCCTTGTGAATATTTTGACATATGGTCTGGATTGACAATAAATGGTCAAAACATACCTAATGTTACAAATCAATTTATTTTACAAAATTATACTGCAGGAATAACAATAGGTTCAAAATCAAAAGACCCTGAAATTTATGGATTTGATTTTTATGGAATATTACAAAATGAAAAAATATTAAATTCTGATATTAGAAAAGTTGGTGTAACAATTAAAAAGGCGTACACAGGACAACAATTATTATTAAATGTTTCTGCATTTTATAGAGTATATGTTAAAGAAGGAACAACCGAAGTTCAAGTTCAAGATTGGACACCAATTAATAGGACACCAAACGAATATTATTTTATATTTGATATGAGAGATAAAATACCTAACGAATATTATGTTGATATTCAAGTGAATACTAGTGGAGAGAAAGATACTTATAAAAAACAATTAACTTTTCAAATTGTAAATAAAAAGTAATGAAAAAAAATATTCAAGAACAAGATATTAAAGCCCAAAAAACTAGTGATGGTAAAGTTAATATTAATGGTCACAAATATAGATTAGAAGTAAAAAAACCATTAGTTGGGTGGATGAAAGTTAATATCGAAGAATTAACTCCTGTTTCATCTGGATGGAAAGTTACCGCAAGTAAAATGGGAGTTAGTCAAACAGATATTGTACCTCAAGATACTATATTAGTAATAAACAAAAACATTGGTCAACCTCAAATAGATTTAGGAGGTAAACAACCAAAAAGACTTGTAAAAGAAGAAAATATGAAAAAAGTAATTAAACTAACAGAAACTGATTTAGAAAACTTAGTTAAAAAAGTTTTAAAAGAACAAGAATCACCAAATTATATGTTTTTTAGTAATTTGGAACAAATTAAAAGACAATGTGAATTATTATTAGAGTTAGACCCAAATAAAATTGATGAAATTTTAATGAATGGGCATGATTGGGCCGATGACCATGTTACAGTTGCAAAAGAAAATATCGACCAAGTATTTGATTTCATGATGAATGAAACAAAAAGAGGTGATATTGATAATGAAGAAGATATGATGACTGAAGGTGCAAAAAAAACAGGTACTAAACTTTGTGCAAGAGGAAAGGCAGCTGCGAAAGCAAAATATAAAGTTTGGCCCTCCGCATATGGGAATGGGTTCGCCGTTCAAGTATGTCAAGGTAAAATTAAAGGATTGGACGGTAAAAAACATTGCTCTGGTGCATATTGTTAATTTAAAATATTATTAATATATTTGACAAACAATTCGTACAAATCATGCAAAAATCTGGAATATTATTTAATATTTTTCTATATCTCAGAGATAAATTTGACCCTAAACCGATAGTAACAGAAGAAGTTACCACATGTAAAGAAATAGTTTTAAAATTATTAGACTATACTGAAACAGAAGTGGTTTTCATACCTATATCACATAAAAGATTTGTTATAAATCAAGAAAAAGAAATTTCGGTTACTATTGAAAATAGAACAATACATATTATAAATCATGTATATAGTTACATTGTTTATATTGAAGATGATAAATCCTACCAAAGTATTATAGATAAATTTAATATTGTTTCTGAAAAAAAGAAAACTGAATTAGAAGAAAAAATAACCACCAATATTAAACATTCTTTAAATAAGATTTTAGAAAATCTTAACTAAAATTTTCTCTAAGGACTTTTTTAATTAAAGATTTTAATGATTCATTTTTAGGTTTATAATGAGTCATTTTAGGTTTGTTTCCTGTTCCTGATTTAGAATGTGATTTTTCAGCCTTTCTTTTTTGTTGACAGGCTGATTTTTTTTGTGAATCACTCATTTTAGCAGCAACACCGGCAGCTCTACATTTAGGATAACCTTTATCACTCGCTTCAGGTCTACCGCAAGGAGGATGACCACCACCTTCTTTTTTTCTACATATATTAACCCAAGGACCTTTAGGTTGAGAACTTCCCTTTGGTTTTTTCTTTGTTCCAAACCAAACGGCTAAATCTTCTTTAATTAATTGTTCTTCTATTTTTCCTTCAGGTTCATCTTGTAGTTCACCAATACTACTACCCTCATCATCATTTTGGTACATATAAAATTTTTTTAAATAAGTATCCAACGCCGATATTTTTTCAGTTTTATTTTCAATCTTTTCTCTTTCTTCAGGACTTTCTAAATAATCACCATCAGCTTCTTCATAAGCTAATTCGGCATTTACGTAACGATAAACAGGATTTGTAAAAGGACCTAATTGGTCTTCTGTCCAATCTTGAGGAGCAAGTACAATCGGTACTTTATAGTGTCCCGAACCTCCTGAACCTGTTGCTTCACTAATTTGTTTTTTATTCATATATTTCACTAATATAAATATACAACCATTACGTTATGAACGAAGAAAAACAACCTTTAGGGTATCTATTTGAAAGTATTGAGTTTTATTCTCCATCAGATGTTGATAATTTTATTGATTCAATCAACATACTCCAGTCTTATTATGTAATAACCAAAGCTCTTGAAATGGCTCACAGCAAAAATATTTTTTCATTACATGAGTCAGAAATATTATCAAAATCATTAAGAATGTTAAACTCAGAATATTTAAATAACAATGACAGAACAGGACAAAAATGAAATGATGTCTAGAATTATTGAACTAGAATATCAAAACATAAAATTAATTTTTAATGGTCACAAACCAACTGAAGATGATTTTTTTGAACCTAGCAGAAAAGAACTAAATTTACTTCGATGTATTGTTTTTGGTTACAAATCAAATTTTTGTAAATTAAAAAAGGAGTCTAATGGGACTCCTTTTTCTTAAATCATACTCAATACCATTTAAATTGATTTAGGACTTATTTTAGGACATATCATTACTTTATAGGTATTGTGTTAGGATTTATTATTTAAGTCTGAGAATCGTACTAAAAACAATTTCTAATGTGGTCTTAAGATTGATAATATAATAATATTTATTATAAACATATCTGAGATGGAAAATATATTATCTCTGAATTGGTATACAGAATCTCCCATAGATTTTGAACACAAACAATATCTCTTGTTTTCTTATCTACAAAAAGTCGATGCCGATTTTATGTTAAAAAAATTATCCCCCCATTTACTTCATATGGAAAAAATTATGGACGAATTAATTGGATTCCAATCTTCGTTTACAGTAATTAAAAAAAATTTTGATAAAAATAGATATGTTTATTTTGAAAATGTTAAATTAGAAGGAGAAGATAACTCATTACTTACTGAAATAAGAGAAATTGTGGAATTCTCATTACCCCAAGTTGAACCGAGAATTAAATTAGGATATAAAATTTTAAAAAAAAATAATCAAATTTTGTTTTAGATTAGTATTTTTAGTACTTTTGTAAAATGAAAAAATTAATATTAACGTTTTTGATTTTATCATCAATAAAATCTTTTTCTCAAAAAAATTATGAAGAAATACCAACTTTAGTTAGTGTATTAAATAACTACACTAAATTAGAAATAACATTTGTATCGTATGATTTTATAAAAAAAGATTCTATCGTTTTTACTCAAATATCATATTACGATTACAATAAAAAAGATTTTGTAAATTTAAATAAAGAAGAAATAAATAATAAATTTCCAAATTTATTAAAATGGTTTACAAGTACCTCCGATTCTCCACCCTGTAGCACCGTTTGGACTAACATTAACAATCGTAATCTTATTTACACCCATTTTCTTGGAGAGGGGTCCAATGTTTTTAACAACAGTCGGTAACATACTAGATGATAGATATCCCCAAGGAAAATCTTCACCTAATTCTTTGATTAATATTCTACCATCTCTTTCACCACCTTTACTGTTATCGTATTTTATAAATGAATTCATATAATTAGGATTTTCAAATTCTTGACCTTTTCCATATACGTTAGTAAAAGATTTTACTAATCCCCATTCTTTCATTTTAGGTAAAGATTCTATAATCATTTTATCACTATTCTCTAATTTTTTATATTGACTTTCTCCATATTGTTTAGGTAATTGACCTCCTTTATATTTTGCCATTAGAGCAGTTCCAATATATATTCTATATTGATTGCTTTGGTCACCAGCAAAAATTGGTTGGTTAACAATTTTACCATCATATATAAAATATATAATATCAGGCATGTAATATGTTTCATAATATAAATAAATTTGTCCTTCGCCTTCTCCTAAATCCCATTCTTGTGTTTGTGTAAAATCTTTAGATGATGGTATAACTCCTCCGCTTGAATTTTTTACGGATACGTTACAATTTACAGGAATTATTTTTTTTTGAATATTTTCTTTTTCACCCGATGCTGAAAATATCAATTTAACATATTGATATTGAGTGTATCCTGAATTATCAGAACCCAAACTAACATCCCATTTTGGACCTTGAGCTCCTTTATTGTCAATTTTTGGAGTAACATTTTTTGGTATCTTATCCTTTATGTATTTCTCAATTTCCTCGGCTCTTAATCTTGATAAATCTCCCGGATTTAATCCAACACCTTTATTTGGAACTTTAGATTCTGACGATTCTATTATCACTTCAAATTTAGAGTTTAGTGGATATTGTTTTACGTAATCGTTTATTTTATTTATTGCATCATCTATTGATGTTGTACCTGTTATTTTATATTGACCACTACTAAATGTATTTGGTAGATTAAAAGTTATCGGTTTTCCAACTTCAATTGTTTTTGTAATTACTTCTTTTTGTTCTATTATAAGATATTGATTTTTAGTCGCAGTCTCATGTAAATTAAGAATTCTTAATTTTTCACTATTATCAATATTCCAAGATTGTCTAATCATTATTATAAATAGTTTATAAATAAAAAAAGGGACGATTTCTCGTCCCTTTTAGTGTATCTCATAAGAAATTGACTATCTCAACTCTCTTAAATCGAATGTTCTAACACCATCTACTGTAATTCTTCCGTAGAACCTGTTATTCACCATTTTCTTAGCGTATCTAGTCATGATACCTTTGATTGGTGTGAAGTTAAACGGATTGTACATTGTTGGAGTTAATTGTAGTGGTACATACGGTGCGTAGATGTAACCAGTGTCAAGTAAAGATGTTCCTTTATGACCCAATAACACTTGGTTAGCTGGGAAGTAAGGGTCTCTGTACACTTGGTAACGACCTGCTAATGTTCCAACTCTTTCAATACCCATGTTGTATTGGTCTTGCTCAGGAGCCGCATTTGATACGTGGAAATACTCCAAATCATCAAAAATTGCACTGATTTCAGAAGAAACAACAATCCAGTTAGCACCACCTCTTAAAGTAGACTTATGGATTTGAGCTGAAATTTGGTTTACCGCTGTAATAAGCGTTTGGTTCCAGTCTTTTTGAGTGTAAGGAACTGCATTAGTACCTAATCTCTTCCAACCGTTGTAATCCCATCTTAAGTTCCATGATGCACCTTTTCTAAGGTCTCTCAAGATTTCTCTATCGATTTCAGCCGCAACTTGCTCAGACAATAAAGCTGTTAATTCAGCTTCAGCGTCAATGTTGTGGAATGCTGCAACGTCTTGTGCCATTTCTGGAGACCATTGTGCTCTTAATTTTCTTTCAGTTACAGAAACTGTTACTGACATAAGGTCAAATGAAACCTCACCAATTCTATCTTCGAATTCAAGATTCTTATAGATTCTATAAGTTGCAGTGAATGCGTTATCAACAGCCGTTGTTGATGAGAATGTTGAACCAGAATATCCGTCTAATGAATTTTGACCAACAGTACAAGGTACTTGTAAATCAACTTCAAGATAGATTTTACCTTCCACATCACAAATGTTATCATACTGACCACCACCTGTTTTACTGTTAGGGAAAGCAAGTGTTGCGTTATTATTACCATACTGAACAATACCTTTACCATATCTTTGAGTTACAACTCTAAATAAATAAGGATTGTTTACGTTAGCGGAAGTTGTTGGATTTCCAGCAGCTCCGTAAACTGTTAAATCCGAAAGGAAAGATTCATTATCCATTGGTTGACCATCAGGACCGATTAATTTACCAGCTCCAGCATCTGCAAAACCTGACATAACGATTAATACTTTTCTATAATCAGAAGTTCCATAACCTGAAACTATCAATTGGTCAGCTAACCAAGCTACTGTAGTGATATTAGCTGTAATAGAAGAATATTGTCCTTTAGAGTAGTCAAATAAACCTGGTGGGTCTAAAGCTGGTTCATTACCTTCATAAAATCTATCATAAAGGTCTTTAGTGTTATTATAATCGTAACCACTATTTGGAGTTTGACCTGCTTCCATGTTTGGAGCTCCATAAGGAGGGTAGTGAATACCTGTATTCGCCAAATCTGTAGGGTCAGTATATGCCTGAATGTTAGGTACAAAATAGAACAATTTACCAATTGGTAAGTTCATTGCTTGTACTGATACGATATCGTTTGCTAAAAGTTTTGAGAAAACTCTTCTTACGATAGGGAAAACCACTGTTTCAAATGCACCTGTGTCAGATGTAGATGATGCTTCGTTAATTAAGTAAGACGCTTGGTTTTCATAAAGCTGTGCTACGTTTTCTCTCATGTGACCTTTAAGACCTTCAAGAAATCCTAATTTGTCCCATTTGCTGATTGTGTCTTCTTTGATAACTTTAAGGTGCTTAAGACCGATGTTACCAACAAGACCTGATTCTAATAATGCTCCCATTTTGTTGTTATTTTTTTTAATTTATTTTTTACCCCATCTTGCTCATTAAATCTTTCATTCTTAAGAATTGAGGATTTTCATAAGTTTTTGATTCAATAAGGGTACTAGATGAACCTGTTGATACGTTTTTGTTTAATTTGTTTTCAACTGATTCATTGATTGATTTTGTGTCAGATTTTGAAAGTTCATCTTTAATTGATTTATAAAGATATTTTGATTCTTTCAATGTCTCAACGCCATCAAATCTTCTAAGAATATTTATTTTTTCTTTTTTAGTTGTTGAGTGCTCAGTAAACAATCTTGTTGCGTAAGCTAAATTTGAATTGAAAATAGCAACTTCATTAAGTTTTTCTCTGAAAACATTTAATGCTTTTCTATATTCTTCATTTTTTTCTCTCAACGTACTAACTTCATTTTCTAAAGATTCGACTTTAACACCACTGTTACTGTAAACATAGTTTCTGTTGTTAGTGATGCCTTTTCTTAGGCCTCTTCCTTCTTTTGAACCGCTACCGAAAGTTCTTGCGGCTTCTTTTGTTTCTGCTTTTTCGTAGTCTTTGTGACTTTTTGAATCGTCACCTTTTTTACCACCAAAAGCTTCTTTTGTTTCAACCTTTTTAGCTTTTCCTTCAGCGTTAGGTCCTTTTTTGTACTCAAATTTTGCCTTGCCTGTTCCCATAGCTTTAGGTCCTTCTTTTTTGTCTTCAGAGAAGCCTTTAAAATTTCCTTTTTTATATGAGAATTTAGGTCCTGACCCAATTCCAACGCCTTTAGGTTTAACCTTTTTCTGTGATTTTTTTTGATTGATAGATTCATCTAGATTGTCATCTTCGTCCATTTCATCGGCTTCGTCCATTTCATCGGCTTCGTCCATTTCATCGGCTTCGTCCATTTCATCGGCTTCGTCCATTTCATCGGCTTCGTCCATTTCATCGGCTTCGTCCATTTCATCGGCTTCATCAAATTCAATTTCATATACAACTTCTTCTTCGTCTGAGTCAACTTTTAAATCGTCAACATCAACGTCTGAAGTTCTTCCATTTTTTGAAAAGATTGCGTCGATTACATCATCAACTGATTCATCTGTTTGTTCATAATTCATGTCATTCATTTCATCCATGTTTATTTGTTCGTCTTCTTCAGATTCACCAAGTTTAACGAGATATTCTGAATCAGCATTATTGTCTGTTAAGTGAATATCGTCACCATCTTTTTTAATGATGATTCCGTCTTTTTCACCCATAGCTTTAAATACCTTAAGAATTGTTTCATCGTCTTCGTGAGTTAAATCGATTGGACTTTCTCCATCAGAATCAATATCAATGTCTGCATCAACATCCATATCCATATCATCTTCGTTATCAGTATCCATATCAATGTCAACTTCAGAATCATCTGATTTGTCATCCATATCAATGTCTACATCTGAATCTAAATCAATCTCATCATCTTGTTCAGAAAGAGATTCTTTTACTAATTGGTTGATTTCTTCCTTCATTGTAGAAGCAAGTATTCCTTTTGCATTTTCGGCTATTGCTTCTTCAACTTGTTTCATTTGAATTAGCGCCTCTTGTACTAATGATTTATTCTTTTGCATAGAAATCTATTTATTTTAA